GTTGGATCTGGTACTTCTGCAATTACTCTTGATGGTATTGTTGGTGTTAATACTGGAGATACTATTACTGGTAGTTCAGCACTTCCAGGTGCAGGAACAACAACTATAGCATATTATGGAAGTGCAGCTGGCATATCAACAGTTTATATTACTGGTCAAACAACTGCTGGTATTACAACAACCACTCAACTAACCATTACACATGGTTATTATACCAACACTGACCGTGGTATTGCTTACAACTATAACACTAGTTCTGGAGTAGCAAATAACAAAACTGGTTTCTTTGGTATGAATGATAGTGCTGGAGAATCCAACACTAATGTTCCAGAAAGATCATGGACTTTTATCCCAGAGGCTACAGTAACGGGTAATGTTGCTGCTGGTGTAAGAGGATTCCTAGATGTTAAAGGTATATACTACCAAGGTGCAACTAGTGGATCAGGAGATTGGTGGTCTAGTGGTGCAGCATATTTTGATGCTACTGGTAAGTTAACTTCAACTTCAAACCCTGCTGCAGGTATCTCTACTTCTAACTATATACTAACAACGAATGCTTCTGGCATTCCAGTCTGGACGACAACAATTGATGGAGGTCAATTCTAAACATGAATAGTGAACTTGATGTGAATATTTTGGTTAATCATTATCATAAAAAATTATCAGAATTGATTAACCAAAATGTTCTAATGGAAGCAAAAATAGCATCTATTACCAAAGACTATGTGGATTTGGAAGAACAGTTTCTCAAATTGCAAAATGGAGAAACAGAAGATAACGAAGAAGGATTCGACGAATGAGCAAACCATCAACCAGACAAGGATTAATAGATTATAGTCTACGAAGGCTGGGATATCCTGTATTGGAAATTAATGTTGATGATGATCAGATTGATGATCTGGTAGATGATGCTCTACAATATTTCCAAGAAAGGCATTTTGATGGTATTGAGAGAACTTTTTTAAAGCACAAAGTAACTTTAGCAGAAAAAACAAAACTTGAAGGTGGTACTGGTGGAACTACCACCACAAATGCAACATCAAGTGTTGGTGTATCTGCAGTTGGATGGGATGAAAATTATAATTTCTTACAGTTACCAGATCATGTGATTGGTGTAGAAAAAGTATTTAAGATGGATAATAGTACCATATCTAGTGGTATGTTTAATCTTAAGTATCAAATATTCTTAAATGATCTTTATTATTATGGAGCACTTGATTTGATGAATTATACAATGACTAAAACTTACCTAGAAGATCTGAGTAGATTGATTACTCCAGATATCCAACTTAGGTTTAATAAGAAAAGTCATAGATTGTATATGGATATTGATTGGAAGGAGTTTACTGAAGATCAATTTATAGTCTTAGATTGCTATAGGATTGTAGATCCTTCAACTGCAAGTGATATCTATAATGATTTTTGGTTAAAGAGATATTTGACTGCAATTATCAAGAAACAGTGGGGTCAGAATCTTATCAAGTTCCAAGGAGTTATGTTGCCTGGTGGAGTTCAATTAAATGGTAGACAAATTTATGATGATGCAATAAAAGAAATTGAGCAAATAGAATATGAACTTAGGAATGAGTACGAACTTCCTCCACTGGATATGATAGGATAATGTTATGCCACTTTCTCCGTATTTCCTTCAAGGATCATCGAATGAACAAAGATTGGTTCAAGATCTTATAAATGAACAATTAAAAATTTATGGGCAGGATGTAGTATATCTTCCTAGAAATGTTATAAACAAAAATACCATTATGAAAGAGGTTACTTCCTCGGTATTTGATGATGCTTATCGGATGGAAGCATATTTGTTAAATTATGAGGGATTTGAAGGTAATGGAGATATTTTATCTAAATTTGGAGTTCAAACAACAGATCAAGTTACATTTGTAGTATCTAAAGAAAGGTATGAGGATTTTATTAGTCCATTTATGGCTGCAGACAGTCAAATTGAGTTGGCAACAAGACCAGAAGAAGGCGATTTAATATACTTACCTTTAGATAATACTATGTTTGAGATTAAGTATGTTGAAGGTAAGAAACCATTTTATCAGTTGAATAATCTTTATGTTTACACATTAAGTTGTGAAGTAATGGATTATGCTGCTGATGAACTAATTGATACAAGTATTGCCGAAGTTGATGAGGCTGCCGTTGAATTTGGATATACACAAAGACTTACTATGGTTGGTCTTGCTGCATCAACTGCTACTGCTTCAGTTGTTATAGCAGAAAATACTGGATCACTTGGAACTGGACGATATTCAGTATCTCAAGTTGATTTAATTAATGATGGAACTGGATATACAATTGCACCATTAGTTGGAATTGGAACTGCTCCGATTGGTGGAACAAATGCAAGTGCTGTTGCGATCATGACAAGTAGGACTGGTCAGACTGGTCAATCTATTGATAGCATTCAACTTACCAATCCAGGTTATGGTTACACTGTATCGCCTATTATTACTATTAGAAGTCAAAATGCATTTGGAACTGGTGGTATTGCAACTGCTATCATTTCACAAGGATCTCTAACTATACCAACTATAAACAATGCTGGTGCAGAATATGGATCAGTGCCAACTGTTCTTATTGGAGTGGCCCCAGCTGGTGGAACTAACGCAGCATCTGTTGCTATAGTCAATACTGCTGGTGGAATAAATGCTATTAGATATACCAATGCTGGTGCTGGATATACTGTAGTACCGAATGTTATTGTAGATGCTCCTGCAAGTGGCATTAATACTGGAAATTATCTCTTCAGAGAGATGGTAAAAGGTGTTTCTACTGGAACTACTGCATATGTTGAAGCTTGGGATAGTGATGATAGAATTCTTAAGATTAACAATATTTCTGGAAGTGGTTTTGCAATTGGAGAAGCAGTTGTTGGTATAGGAACTTCTAATAATGGATCTGATTCCAAGTACATTGTTCAGAGTACATCTGAACAAGATGAGTATGATCCTTACAATGAAAATATCCTTGTAGAGTCAGAAGCAGATGCACTTTTGGACTTCTCTGAAGATAACCCATTTGGTGATTTCTAAATATAGTATAAGGAGGACTTGATATGCTAGGAACTTATTATTATCACGAGATTGTTAGAAGGACTATTATTGCCTTTGGTACTCTTTTCAATACGATTGATATTAAACATAAAACCCAATCTGGAGATGCATTCTCTACAGTAAGGGTTCCCATTGCTTATGGACCAACAGAGAAATTTCTTGCAAGGTTAGAACAGAAACCAGATTTAAGAAAAAGAGTATCAATAACATTGCCAAGATTGGCATTTGAGATGGATGGTATTTCTTATGATTCGGGAAGAAAAGTTTCAACAATGCAAACTTTTAAAGCCTTCACAACAGATGGATCTAAATCTGCCAGAAAGGTTTTTATGCCTGTTCCATATAATTTAGATTTCAAATTATATGCAATGACTCAATATAATGAAGATTCTTTGCAGATTATTGAACAAATTTTACCATACTTCCAACCATCATTTAATTTGACAGTAGACTTAGTTAAATCTATTGGTGAAAAAAGAGATATACCAATGGTTTTGAATAGTGTGTCATTTGATGACAACTATGATAGTGGAATGGATGAAAAAAGAGTTATAATTTATACATTAGATTTTACTGCTAAGACATACCTATTCGGACCTGTTGCAGATAGTTCTACTGGACTTATTAAGAAAGTTCAGGTTGATTACTCAACTGAAGCAGTTAAGACTGCACCAAGGACACAGAGATATGTTGCTCAACCAAGAGCACTTAAAGATTATAATGATGATAATGCAACTGTCCTTGGAGAAGATATAAGTAAGAGTAAGACTAAGTTCTTGGTTGCAGATGCATCTGGATTACTTGCTGACACTTACATTGCAATTGGAAATGAATTGATGTTTATTAGAGCAATTGATGGTAATAACATTACCGTTAAGAGGGGTCAGGATGGAACAACCACAGATACTCATATCAATGGAGATTCTATAGATGCGGTAAATGCTGTTGATGATGCTCTTGTTGAAATGGGTGATGACTTTGGATTTAGTGAAAATCGTTACGATTTTGGTGTTGATGGTTTAAGTTATAGTCCTTCTAAGGGTACTGATGTATGAGTAAATTTGATACTATAGACAATGCTTTAGACATTGAAACTAAGGAAGTAGAAGCAATTTCTACTCCTGAAGGTGGGTGTGCTACAAGAAAAGATCAATTAACAAAAGCAGAATCTACTGTCGATTACGAATATACAAGAGGGAATCTTTACTCTTTAATCGAAAAGGGGCAAGAAGCAATTAATGGCATTTTGGAAGTGGCACAAGATGGTCAATCGGCAAGAGGATATGAAGTTGTTGGACAATTAATTAAAAGTGTTGGTGATACTACAGATAAGTTAATAGATCTCCAAACAAAGATGAAAGATCTGGGTAAAGAAGATAAGAAAGGGCCTACAACTGTTAATAATGCATTATTTGTTGGTTCTACATCTGATTTATCAAAACTTATAAAAGAGGGTGTTCTAAATAATAAAGGGGATTCTGAAGACTAATGAAATTATCTGATTTTAGAAACAAGGCAGCAGCTGCAATGAAGAAGGTTGCTGGCAAGAAAGAAGAGGAAAGAAAACCCCAAAAGGCAATGGATGCTGGTGCAAGGGCAAAGAGAAAGTTGGCAAGAAGAGTTCATAAGTCAACAGTATCAGATTTTGTACCTGATGATATACAAGATGATTATAAGATTGATGAAAGTAGTTTAAGTAGAATCAAATCCAAATCCGATAAAGGAGGGATGGCAGTCATCTCTGGAAGTCGTGGTGACAAATCTTCTAAGGAAAATAAGGCAAGAGCAAAGCAGTTAGATCGTGACATTCGTGGTAAAGGTCTACCAGGTGCTACTAAGGTACAAGGTAGATGGGATGAGAAGGATGATAAGACTGGTGAAGTTACTAAGGTTAAAGAACGTAGTCATGTTGTTACATCTGGTAAAAAAGGTAAAAGAAAATTCAAAAAAGATATTAAAGCATTAGGTAAGAAGTATGGACAAGATGCAGTTCTTACTCAGACGAAGGAGACTGGCACTGTTAGTGCAACGAGAAAAGGTGGACTCGGTAAATCAGCAGGTAAAAATGTTAAAAGATTTACCGCAGGAACAATGAAACCAGGTAGATCCTCATCAGAAGGTGATACTAAGATCAAGAAGAAGACATTTACTTATGAGTCATACCTTCGTCTTCAAGAAAGAGGTAAGACTTATGTAATTTTTGTGAATTGGAGAGGAAGAACTATAAAAACTCAAATGTTCTTTGGTAAATTCTCAAGACCAACCAAAGCAGAAGTGAGAGCAGAAATAGAGAAAGTGTATCCAAATGGTATAGTTCTGTATTACAATCCAGTAAGAAGAGACCCTACTGAACCTTTATTATACGCAGGGAAAAAATAACTATGCCTTCTGATGATGTATATCTTGGTAATCCGAATTTAAAAAAAGCAAATACTCAAATTGAGTTTACTGCTGATCAAATTGCTGAATTTATTAAATGTAAGAAAAATCCTGTATACTTTGCAAAAAAGTATGTTCAGATTGTTAATCTGGATGAAGGTCTTGTACCGTTTCAACCTTATAAATTTCAAGAGAAGTTAATAAAAAGATTCCATAAAGAGAGATTTAATATATGTAAGATGCCACGACAGACTGGTAAGTCTACTACTGTGGTTGCATATCTTCTACACTATGCTGTTTTTAATGACAGTGTGAATATTGGTATTCTTGCTAACAAAGCAGCAACTGCTAGGGAACTTCTTGGTAGATTACAAACTGCTTATGAGAATTTGCCTAAATGGATGCAACAGGGTATAATAGCATGGAACAAGGGGAGTTTAGAACTTGAGAACGGATCAAAGATACTGGCTGCTTCTACGTCTGCAAGTGCTGTCCGAGGTATGTCCTTTAATATCCTCTTTCTTGACGAGTTCGCTTTCGTCCCGAATCACATTGCTGACTCGTTCTTTGCCTCTGTTTATCCTACTATTACGTCTGGTAAATCAACGAAAGTAAT